TTCAGACGTTTGTCTCACATCAGGTTTGGTAAAGACCTGATATAAGCACCTAACCTCAACAACTTTACTACGCATTTCGTCACTGAAACATCCTTTCGTTAGGAGGGTTGGAGTAACTGATGCATCTACGTATCATTGAATTGATTAGCCCACCAAATGAGAGTTAACATCATTTGGATTTTGGTCCATTTCCGCTTTCCTTAGGCGATCCTAATTAGATCGTTTAATCAAAGCTGGACATAGATTCATATTATTGGATTTATGATTAGATCAAACCAAAAGTTTCTTTCGATTTGGCGTTTATCAACATTGTATTCAATCTATCGTAAGCATTATGTGCTACAATATTTTGCATATTAATGTCAATGTGCGGTGGACGATTATAGATCAGATGGTTGTCAACACATCGGAAAAACCGATTTGCTGTTTCAGCCTCTGAACCTAATATTCGTTCAGCACTTCTCTGTTCTAGAATAGACGGATCAGGTAATGAAATAACCTGAACCAGACTTCTAACATCATCATTTTTATGAGAATCATATAATGACCGTGATAGATTTCTAAGTCTATTTATTAAGCTCTGAGTTATCGGAGACTTTAATATTAACCAGACCGGAGAAGTCCAGATGTGGTTTGGATCTGCCAATGCGGGTGCAAATTTAGCAAAATACGGTCCTTGAAATAAGGATGTATGATAATCTAAATATTGCGCCGTTAATCTTTGTATAATTCGGTCTACACTTATGTAGATATACGTTCTTATCCAATGATTCATATCCTCATTATTATTAGGTAATGGGTATATGTAATCTGGATAGAGTGCTTTAAGTCTATTTTCAATAACAGATGTTTCACCTGTTGTTGTATATTTTCTAAAAGCATGAAGGTTCTCAATTTTAATTTGAAGACCTTTACGTTGTCTAGCATGAATGTTTAACCGTCTTAATAAAGACATTAACAGATTCGGGATAGAAACAAATCTTCTAGGATGTAGCCCTCTACTGTATAGAGTATATATCGCTTCATATAATAAGTGATATTTACTTGATACCTCAAGAAGCCCTCTTAGTTGAATTCCTGTGATTTCCCGACCATCTCTAAACCATCGTTTCGCAAACTCATATGTATTTTTACTTACATGTGTTTTGTGAGGTGATGTGTTTACGCCTAAACGTTTCATGATTTCAATGTAATGTTTAGCGACTTCATCGTCATAGATAACGATGTCGTCCCCTAAAAGAATATATTTCTTGAAAAGGACTCCATCATATCTTGATACTTTAGATGCAGCAAATGCAACTATAATATGATGACTGATAGAGAAGGTAGACCATGAGCTATATGCTCCCATGGGTTGACCAGTTTTGTATTTAACAAACTGTTTAGTCCATGGAACATAGAATTCATAATCTGTAAGGATAGATTTCCAACATTCTGCTATATGTTCATTATAGAGATATTGAACGACTTTCTGTTGTATTTCAACAGGGAATCGGTCAGTAGCTGCTGTAAGATCAATAGACCAGTATGAATGGTTTTCCTCCTTATCGGTGATAACAGGATCCTGTGTAAATGTTCTATCACACGGAAGTTTAGCTAATACCTTAAATTGTAGGTCATGGATAGGCTTAAGTGCCTCCTGTGACCAATAATCTAGGATTGCTATTATCCGAGCCTTAGCTTCAGGATCTTGAATTACACTTAATTTTCGTATAATTCCAGTATCTTGATGCTGTGACTTGAATAAATTCACTCTTTCCTCATAACTTCTGACCATTTTGGTAATTTTATTACCTACTTTGACCGGATAGTTTATGTCGGGAAATTTGAATTTCAACCGTTGATGAGCATCTAAAACTTTATCTTTTGGATGTAATGATCGTAATTCAGATAAGTACAACTTCAAGTTATCATTCATAGAAATTATAGTTAAATATAATTTCTCAGGAATAGTAACTGCGTCACGCCAACTGAATAATGAGGCTCGGCCTTCTGGGCCAGCTTTATTACTTAGTCGCATGTCGGATGGAGTCCACTGGTGTAAATTTTTGGTTTTAATACCATTTTGTTTAAACCAATGGCCAAGGAAATCTTCGATTTCCTGGATAATTGTCTCATCTTTACTACTTTCATTAGTTATCGTAGATAAATCAGGATCTTTCGTACCTGGTATAACTCTCGAAAGTGAAAGTAAGGTAAGAACAAATGAAATTTGTTGTATACCTCCTTCCATTATTAATGAATTAAAGTATGGTGTTGCTTTTGGCAACCCATTCGAATATATTCCAATTCGACCCGGAAACGGTTCAGTTTTACTGAAAGGTTGTCCGCATATATATCTTGTATATATAAGTCTAAGGTCTTTAATTCGTCCTATAGTCCATATAGGACCACTTTTAGAACTCCAATCTCTTATTTGTGTTAACCACAAATTAGTGATTTCAGAACTATTAGTGATTTTTGGAAACCAATAATATGAGACCCATGACAGAATTGATTTAACAGTCTTTTCGGAGAAAAGATTTATTAATTTTAGTTTTGTCATTTGTTTTATGTTATAAGGGTCGAGATGATATTTCCAGACCGCGTTAAATTCGACATAGTCTCCTTGATACGGCGGAGTCAAACATCAATGGGATTCGTTTCTGTGGGCTTGGTTCTCAATCAAGA